GGGTGGTTTCGCGCAGCGAAATGCCGCGCGCGATTTTGCGCGGCAAACCCAAAAGGTGGGGCCGATGACCGGCCAGCCCGGTTTCGCCGCAGGCGAAATGGAGCCGAACGGCGGCAAGCACCGGTTTTTGCGGAGCGAAAACCGAGATGAAATCGAGGAGGTGAAACAAAATGCTATGTCCCTTGTGTAAAACGGAGATGCGCATTTCCGGCAGCCGAACAAAGGCCGAGGGCGACAACAGCCCGGACACCGCTACCAAAGTATACATAGAGCAGGACCTTACCTGCACGAATGCGCAATGTGCGAACCACGGTAAAACCGTGGAGCAGCGGCGGGCGTATCTGATTGGACAGGCATAACAACGGCCGCACGGCTTCGCCGGAAAGCGGCTTGGAAAGGCGGGAACAAATGCAGAAAAGTGTGAAAAAAAGCAACAAAAAAACGGGCGCGGCAGGGAAATATACGGCTTCCGGCGCTTTTGGCGGGGCGCAGCCGTCCAATCTGGTGGAGCTGATCGAGGCGCAGCGCGGCAAAGCCGCTTCGTCCGCGGGCAAAAAGCCGGCCGCAGACACGGCATTGGCAAACAAATGGGCGGACCTGCAGCTGCAAAGCTTCGGGCAGTTCGGGGCGGACCCGGCGGCGATCGTCGGGCAGCAGGCGGGGCAAACGGTTGGCGGCTGGCTTCACAGCAGCGCCGCAAAGCCGAAAGATACGGCGTTGGCAAACGAATGGGCGAATTTGCAGCTGCAAAGCTTCGGGCAGTTCGGGGCGGACCCGGCGGCAATTGCCGGGCAGCAGGCGGGGCAAACGGCAGGCGGCTGGCTCCGCAGCAGCGCCGCAAAGCCGAAAAACACGGCGTTGGCAAACGAATGGGCGAATTTGCAGCTGCAAAGCTTCGGGCAGTTCGGGGCGGACCCGGCGGCGATCGCCGGGCAGCAGGCGGGGCAAACGGTTGGCGGCTGGTTGGAAAACCAGCTGGCGCAAACAGGCTTTAACGAGGACGAATCGAAGCTGGCGTATTTTGGTGAAAAATTTACCAACGGCGCGCACAGAGCCGTGGAAGGCGCGTACAACAACGCCATCGACAACAGCCGGGCGCAGGTGGACGCGCAGCTGCGCAACGGCTTTGTGACAGACACGGGCGTGAACCAGCGGGACATTCAAAACGCCCTCGCAAGCATATTCGGCGGAAAATACGCCCAACACGCGCAGGACACGCAGGCCGCAGACCTCGCCGTGGCGGCGGAGCTTTCGGGCGCGGCAGACGGGCTGCGCAGTACCCGCGCGGCGGAGTATGGGCGGGACATCGACGAGCGCTACGGAGCGACCGGCCTGTGGAAGCTGGGAGGCGACGTGGCGGCGGGCGCGGGGCAAATGGCGCCAACCATCGGCATAAACGCGGTGACGGGTGGGACGATGGGCATGCCCTGGCTGTTTTCCTCGGCCGCCGGAAACGCCGCGGCCCAGGCGCGGGCGGGCGGAGCGGACGAGGAGACCGCGTTGATCTATGGGCTGCTTTCCGGCGGCGTGGAGATTGCGACAGAAATGCTCAGCGCGGGCGTGCCGGGTTTGAACAAATCGGGTCTGCTCGACAAGGTGCTGCAACGCGTGGCGGGCAGCACCGCCGGGCGCGGCGCGGTAAAGAAGATCGTGGACGTTTTGGGCGAGGGCGCGGAGGAATACATCAGCGAGATCGCGGGGGCATACCTTGCCAAACTGTGGAACGGCGACGAGCGGGGCGCATGGCAGACCTTTGTGGAAACGCAGCCGGACGCGCTGTACGCGGGGCTTGTGGGGACGCTGACAAGCGCGGTGATGAATTTGCCGGGGGAAGCGTATGCACTGGCAAGGAAAAACAAGCCCGGCGCTGTACCGGACGCGCAGCAAAGCGGGAACAGCGTTCCGCGCCTGTTTACGCGGGACGAAGTGCAGGGGATGAGCGCGCGGGAGGTGAGCGAGAATTACGATGCGATACGGGAATCCATGGAAATGTGGGATGAAAACGGGGAGCTGCAAGGCGGCACACAAAGCCGTATGGTTGACAGGCAAGCGCCCGGGGAGGATAATGAAACCACCAGCGGGAATGAGCGGCTTTACACCCGGGCTGAAGTGCAGAGGATGAGCGAAGAGGAACAACTGGCAAATGTGGATGCGATCCGGGAGTCCATGGGCCTGTGGGACGCGGAGGGAAAGCTTGCGGAACAAGGTAGTAATTCGCCCGATGATGG